CCCCCCTTCTCGGGGAGCCTCTTTTTGGCGCTAACGCGCCGCCTGGGTTTTACTCAGGCATACCGGGTTTATCCGGACGTCCGTGCTTCAAGCACGATTTCTGCGGAGTCTAGGTTAGGTAAACGACGATAAACAGTCGCTTACTTGGCCGCCGCTGATAACATAACCTCAATGGTGGTAAGCATGTACAAAGGAAAGAACTTCGATATCCGTAAGGTACGTCCAAAACGTGCCCCTAAGGTAAAGATTTCGGATCCTTTGCGTGTCCAACAGCTTAGCGCCGCGAAGAAGCTTATCCTAGAAAGGAAAGCCCTCGCGGCCCATAAAAGGGCGTGGCGTAAATCTACCTTGGCTGCGAAGTTTGGACGGAAGAAGGCTGCAAAGCCCAATCCTACCCTCACTCTGCTTCCGAAGTATCATCAAGCTACGTCCTTTAATGGTGTTCCCCAAGTCGACAGGGATGTTTATCCTCAGGACTATGGGTGCTATGCGAACTACACTGACGTCTCTAGCGTTGTGACCCCGAATTTTCGTCTTTTGAAGAAGAAGAAGGCTAAGAATATGCCGCTCAACCCTTACGGGAAGATTGTGCGTAAATGTAGCTCTGCTCCTTATTCTGAGACTTCGACTTCGGGGCGTGGCGCGAATATTTACAATGAGAACGCCGGTGCTTGTTACCACATCGATGGTTATTTTCCCTCAGTCTACAAGGACCCAGTCCTTGAAGAGGAGGCATGGTTGAAAGTGGATAACCGGCTTGCTGATTCAGTGAACAAAATGCACGTAAATGTTGCACAAATGTTCGCTGAACGCAAGCAGACTGTGGGTCTGATTGTGAATTCCGTAGGTCGGATCGTCGAGGTCGCTCGCGCGATCAAGAAGGCCGACTTTAAGGCGTTCACGCAGGCCGTGAGTCTTGACGTTATGACACGTCATGGTAAACCGATTAGCGACGTCGCCTCTAGTTTCGCACGAGTCACTCGTACGGCGCCGGAGAAACGACTAGCTAATCACTGGTTGGAGTACACCTTCGGGTGGACCCCTTTCGTCCAAGACATCTATGGATCGGCTGAGCTTCTTGCTTCACACGCGCTTGGCGAGCTCTATCATGAGCGCGCTTTTGCGAGTGCTAAAGGCAGGAAGAGTCGCCTTGTTTATCAGGACATTTATGGTCAATTCAAACTGATGAATGAGGAGATAAAGGTTCGCAAGGTCGTAAACTATCGTCTTGATAGCTACGCTCGTGCGGCACTCAGCTCTACCGGGATGAATAATCCCGCTCTCCTGGCATGGGAATTGCTTCCATATTCTTTCGTAGTTGATTGGTTCCTACCTGTGAGCAATTACCTGAAGAAACTTTACGTTTACGACGGGTTTGAGTTCGTGAGTGGGACCAAGTCTACGATATGGAATGCTACCCTTTTCAAGAGCTACAACAGCAATTGGAGTGATCTAACTAATACTAGGCATTCGTCTGGCTACGCCTCTTTTGAGGAGTTTCACTATACGAGGACCCTAATATCTAGTTTTCCAAAGAACACTCTTCCATCTTTTAGGAACCCCTTAGACACGGGTCCTTTGTGGAAGTTTGCGACGTCTGCCGCGTTGCTTCGCCAGTTGTTCAAATAGTTCGAAAACCCTCAATCGTGGCTCAGCCACTTCTAAAGGTCTCAAAATGAGTGCCCAAACTGACGTCGTCATCAATGACGGCCAAGCCACTCCTGTGGCGAACACATTTTCAGCCCGTGGTGCGAGCATGGACCTCGCCGTATGGAAAAACCTGGCAACAGGTTTGGACATCGGCTTGCCCGTGATCACCCAATCCACCCGGAAATCCGGGAAGGGAGCGACTGCCGTCAACAAGACGGAAGTCCGCATCACGATGCCCATCTTGGAAACCATCTCTGGTAGCGATGGGGGTTTCACCCCTTCGCCCAAAGTGGCATACACGATGATGGCTAAGCTGGAAGTGATGGCACCGGTTCGTTCCACGTCTCAAAATCGAAAGGATATCGTGGCTTTTGCCAAGAATCTCCTTTCGTTGGCGGACGCTTCGAACCCGGTTCGCAAAGCGATCGTTGACTTCGATCTCCCGACGTAACGCAAGGAGTGACTGAATGATCTCAGATCCGAAGTCATTCCCGTATGTTCAACGAGTTCTTTGCTCACGCGAACTTCTTGTTGACATACGCGATATGTCCGGCTCAGGCTCGGATGATCAGCTCGCGACCTTCGTACTCCCGCCCCTTCCAGGGCGTTCTTGTGCGTTGGCCGCTTCACAGATCTCTGACCTTGTTGGACGTTTTTGCGATACTTACACTGGGGCCCAACGCGATGATATGCCAAGTGCTGATGAAATCCGGCGGGCTGTGAATGATTCGGCATTGCTTCTTGCAATACCGACTCTTCTCGGCCTTAAGGTGTTCATCTCTACACTTGGTGGACTCAACGTCGAAGGCTTTAAGTGCGTGACCGCTTACGGGGATTGAAACAAGATGAATCAATCCTCTACAGCCACTGTGAGGCCTCGTATATTCAAAGGGCGTAAGCCACTTGAAGGCGAGGTTTTTCTTCAGTTGTGTTCACTTAGCGACTCTCCTACATCGATCGCAGCTCGTCTTCTTTATGAAAGCGGGCAATATAGGGAGCTCTTAGAGCTCTCTATCGATCCCTTCTTCGCCGAATGGAACGGTGTGACTCCCCAGGATTTTCTCCTGCGGTACCAGATCGTCTCATTCTTCTCAAAATACGCCGACTTTGACATCGGTGTAAATAAGGAAGAAGTTGCTTTCCAGAAATGGAAGGCTGCGGAGTTAAGTTGCGCGAGGATAAATGCTGAGTTTCGTAAACGTTGGGATAACAAGGCTGTGCCTTGGTCGTCCCAGTCTGAAGCCATATTTCATGGCGCCAGATCTAAAATACGTCGGATCCTCAGTACTATCGGCTCACCAGAGCTCACTCGCATCGGTGAACAGTGTCACTTCGGGCCCGGAGCTGACTTAAGCACGCATGGTGACTCAGTCGCCATGTATCATAAGTTCAGTACACCCGGTTGTTGCACGCCTGCTGTCCGTGACGTCTATGAGATTCTCTTCAATCAAGAAGAGGCTGATAGACGCTGCGACTTCGTCCATCATGCTAAGCATGTTGGCGGAAGCAGGCTCTCCTTTGTACCTAAGACTGCAAAGACTGATCGTGCTATTTGTGTTGAGCCCCGGTGGAACGTCTTCGTTCAACTAGGGATTGGCACGCTTATTAGCGATCGTCTGAGACGCTTCGGCATTGATATAAGGGATCAAACCCGTAATCAGCGCTTGGCGGCCAGAGCTCAGGTCGATGGTCTTGCGACTATCGATTTGTCATCTGCTAGTGATTGCATCTCAACGAACCTAGTAATAGATTTGTTGAGCACTAGCGACCCACTATGGCTTGAACTTCTCCTCAAATCTCGGTGTGTGAGGACCGCTTATCGCGGTACTAACTACCGATTGGAGAAGATCTCGTCTATGGGTAACGGGTACACTTTCCCACTCGAAACGCTTATCTTTTACAGCTTCGCTGCCTCTGCATGCGAAGTTGCGGGTATCGGGTCTAAGATCCGATCGTCCGTTAGCGTGTATGGTGATGATATCATTGTACCTCGACAAGTAGCCGCATCTCTTATAGAGGCACTCAGTGATGTCGGTTTCAAGGTTAACACCTCGAAAACTTACATTTCTGGAGCCTTTTATGAGTCGTGCGGACAGGACTACTATTGCGGAAAGAACGTTAGGCCGATTTTCATTAAGAAATCGGTTGACACGGTTAGTGAGGCATTTGTACTTGCGAACCAAATCGCGGCGCTCGCGTCGCGTTATATTGGTATTCCTGGTTTCGCTTTTGGCGAAATTTGGAATATTCGTAAGTATGTCATTCGGAGAGTTCCACATCAATTTAGATGTTTCGGCCCTCCTGAAGCAGGTGATGCAGTGATGCATTCCTGTTTTGACGAAGCCCGCCCCTTCCTCCGCTCTCCTCGTGAGAGAACATGGGAGGGGTTTCGAGTCAAGGCGTTACGAATACGACCTGTCGGCGCAAACCGATGGGGGTATTACGGTC